GATCACGATCACGACGACGAGTAGCAACACGAGCGGCCAGAAGCAGGCGAGGAGGATCGCGACTACGTCCGGGTGCCGGCGGCGCGCGAGCCATTGCGAGGCCGGGCTATCGTTGTCCTCGTCGCGAGACATGGCAGCGATACTCGCGGCGCCGAGCGCCCAAATAATCCCGGCGACGAGGAGCGCGCCGCGCAACAGACCGTCGCTCACGGCCGCACGAACTCTTTGCTCGGGTCACCGTCGGGCCGTCGCCGCCCGCCCGGGCCGCGATACCAACCTTCGGGCTCGCCCTCACCGTCCCAGCCGAGGGCCGCCCGCCAGCCCGCGTCCGTTGCCGTCGCCTCGTAGTTCCAAGTCGCGAGGTACACGCCGTCATTCCAACCGATCGAGAGTTGGAGCCCGGCGCCGCTCCAACGGAGAAGGTGTAGAACCATGCCGGTCGCGAGCACGCGCGTGTAGAGGTAGTCGCCGCCGGCGTCGATAGCGCGGCGGCCGGTGAGCATGGCGGCGCGGAGCTCGGCCTCGGTCACGTCGCGAGTGCTCACTTGCTCGCCCTCGCCTTGGCTTTGCGCTTGGCCCGCGGCGGGATCGGCATGGGGACCAACTCCGCTTGATACAAGCCGAGCGCGTGACTCAAGAGCGCGACCTCTCCGTCGGTGAGTAGGTCGAGCCGGCCCAAGACGCTTAGCTCCGTGAGGCGAACCTGAAGATCCGCGACCTGCTTCCGCAATCGGTCAAGCGTCACGCTTGCACTCCGCGCCCGCGCTTGGTCCTCATCTTCGACGCGCGGAGTAGATCGCGCATCTCGCGTAGCGTGCGGGCCGTCGAGGCGCCGAGCGCGTCGAGGTCCGCGTCGACGAGCCCGACGGGCTTGAAGCCTTCGCCGTATTGGATAAAGCCCGCGCACTCCGCGCACACGCCCAAGTCGCCGACGCGCGGCGTGTGACCTTGCTTTCCCGTCGCCGCGTCCATGATCGTGCCGCAGTGCGGGCAACGCGACTCCGCCGCTAGCCGGGTCGTCGTGCCCGTGTTCCGCCCGAACGCTTCGGCGAGCTGCCAACCTTCGCTCGACTTGTCGGGCTCGGGCTCCTCCTCTCCTTCGAGTAAACCGGGCCCGCCCGGCAAGTGCCCGAGCATGCGGAGCGCCATCGTCATTTGGAAGACGGTCGCCTCGCCGTTCGTCTTCATGTCGAGCCATTCGCACAAGCGCCGAGCGTCGGGACTATCGACGAGGAAGTCGAGCGGCTTACCGCGGAGCGCGCCGACGAAGAGCGTGTCGCCCGGGTCGAGCCAACGGAGGTCGGGAAGCGTCGGCTCCCGCTCGCACCACTTGACGGTGAGCTGCGCGAGGCGCCGCACGAGCGCAACGTAGCCGGGCGGGATCGGCTTCACGGCGCGCCTTCCGTGAGCGCCCCCGTGCCGATCGCGGCGAGCTGCCGCGCGAGCGACTCGACCTCGGCTTGCACGTACGCGAGCGTCTTGTAGGTCGTGCTCTTCGTGAGGTATTGCGCGTCGAGCGCGGCCATCGCCTCGCTATAGGGTCCGCTGCCGTGCCGCCTGAGCTGCGCGTCCATCTCCGGGCTCACGTCCCAAGCGTGCCCGCAATCGAAGCCGAACCACCAAACGTTGTCGCTCTCGCCCGGCGCCGGCACGTGACACACGAGCGCGGCGGGTCCGCGCCCGCTCTCGACTTGGCAAGGCGCGGCGAAGGTGATCCCGCCGTGCACGTCGAGGTCGGGCTCGTTTGCCATGTCGGCGCCGTGCAAGGGATGCTCGGGCGGCACGCCAACGTAACCGCACCAGCAGCCCATTGGGCCGCGCACCATAAGGCATGCGAGCCCGGGCGCGTCCGGCACCCGCCATTCGACGCGGTCGGGCTCCTCGTCCCATGGCCCTCGCGCCCATCCGCTCTTGTCGACGAAGCTCGCGGTCTTGGTCTCGGTCACTATCTCACCTCCCTGGAGTGATCCATGTATCGGTTTTCGGTTGACAAGGCAACGCCGCCGAGGGTGCGCCGGCGCAAGCGAGCGAGTATCCTCGAAATGTGGACGAGCCTCTCAACCGGACCGAGCTACGCCGCAACCGACGGCAGGCCGAGGCGCGGCGCCGGGCGACGAGCGCGAACCCGGGCGTCATGCCCGACGCGACCGTGCTCGGGAAGCACTACTTCCAAGCGGCGATCCCGCAGCAAGAGAACTACCGCACGCATTTCGGCAAGTCGCTCGACCTCCAGAAAATCGACTACGCGATCCGGAGCGCCAACAACGGCCTGATGCGCCCCATGACGGACCTCGCCCGCGAGACGGTCTCGCTCGACGGCCACCTCTGCGCGATCCTCCAGAAGCGGTTGAACCGCCTCGCCGCACTCGATCACGACGTGCAACCGGCGGCGGGCCCGAACGTCGACCCGGGCAAGGCCGAGGCGTACGCGACCTTCGTGCGCGCCCAACTCGAGAACATCCCGCGCTTCCGCGACGCGATCACCGATCTCGCTTGGGGCGTCTTCGACGGGCGCGCCGCCTCCGAGCTCGACTGGCGTGCACAAGGCGGCGAATGGCACGTGCTCGGGCTCAATTGGATCCATGCCCGGCGCTTGAGCTTCGGTCCGAACCGCGACCTCCGCGTCGTCGACTCCGGGCGCGAGACGAGCGGCTTTCCGGATATCGGCTTTCCGCTCGAGCGCGTTCCGTACAAGTTCGTGATCTACCGCCCGAGGATCTTCGGCGACTACCAGGAGCGCGAGGGCCTCGCGCCGCGCATGCTCTATTGGAGCTTCTTCCAACGCTTCGGCACGCGCGAACGAATGGCGTTGCTCGAACTCTTCGGCAGGCCGTGGCGCATCGTCAAACCGATCCCGGGCGAGAACGTCAATATCGAGGCGATGAATACCGCCTTCGACGCGATCAAGAACCTCGGCTCGCACAACACCGCGCGACTCCCGCCGGGCATGGACGTCGACATTCACGCGCCGTTCACGGGCGCGGGCCAAGTGAGCGACGCCGCGATCGATCATGCGACGAAGGTGCTTTCCAAGCTCGTGCTCGGGAGCACGGGCACGACCGACGCGGTGAGCACCGGGCTCGGGTCGAGCGTCGGCGACGCGCACCTCTCCGAGGAAGACCTCGTGATTTGGTCGGACGCGCGCCGGCTCGGCGAGGCGATCGAGGACCAACTCACCGACGCGATAATCGCGGTGAACTTCGGGCCCGACCAACTCGATCACGCGCCGCGCTTCCTATTCCGCACCGAGGCGCCGCTCGACCGCGAAGGCGAGGCAAAGCGGATCGGTAGCGCGATCGACCTCGGGCTCGACGTCGCGCTCGACGAGGCCCGGGAGAAGCTCGGGATCCGTGAATTGAAGACCGGCGAGCCCTACCTCCGCCGCGTGCAACGACCCGCGGCCTTCGGCATGCTCCCGCTTCCGCCCGCTCCCGAGGTTGTCTACCCGCACGGCGAAGCGCCGGAGCCCGGAGAGATTGCCGAGCAGCCCGAGGTCGTGATGAATCTTCCGGACGGTGGACGGGCTTTGCCTCCTGCGCTGCCGCCCGGATCTATTTTGGACGAGCCCGACCTCGACTTGCCCGCCCTCCCGGCGCCCGCGCTCGCGACCGCCGACGATCCCGACCTCGACGGCGTCGACGACATTGCCGCGCTCGCCGCGAAAATGACCGAGCTCGGGATCGAGCGGTGCCAGCACGGCAAGCTCAACCGTTGCCAACTTTGCGGCGTCGAGCGCAAGCGCGACGTCGAGGTCGTCAACGGCGAGGCGGTCTGGGTCGTCGCTTGGAAGCCGATCCCGCCGGCCCGCATGCGCGACGGCACGGCGGCTTGGCTCGTGTTGCTCCGCTCGGTGCACCCCTTCGACGACGAGCAAGGCGCCGCCTTCGAGCAAGCTCCCGTCGAAGAGCTACGCCGAATGGTCGCCGCCTTCGCCAAGCCGGCGGCGTGACCTCCGCGGCCGTTGCCGCCCGGCACGTGTGCCTCGCCGCCCAACCGCGGAGCGTGCACGGCTCGCCCGATACGCTCGTCGTGCGCGGCGTCGACGCGACGCTCGTCGTCACCGAGAAGCTTGCCGGCGCGATCGTGCGGGCGGTGTCGGGCAAGAGCAACGCGAAGGCGATCGAGGCGGCGATCAATAGCGCCGCCAAGGGCTTCGGCACGAGCAAGCTCGCCGCGCCGATCGAGCGCGAGCTACTTCACGGCGCCTTGCTCGGCGCCCTCGACTCGGCGCACGAGGCGGAGACGGGCGCGCCGGTGAAGGTCGAGACGTTCCGAGCGCTACACTCGCAGCTCCTCGCCTCCGACACGGGCTTCGCCGGGCGCCCTCTCAAAGAAGCGATCAACGCGTTCTTGAAGAAGAAGGCCGTCACGCGCGACGTCTTCGACGCGATGGAGAAGGAGGCGCAACGCCGCGCGTTCACGGTCGCGGGCATGGCCAACGACGCCATGGTTTCGACCGTCAAGCGGGAGTTGATCCGGCAAGTCGCCGTCGGCGCGGACCTCCGGGAGTTCGGCAAGAACGCGGCGGCGCGCTTCGAGGCCGCGGGTTGGGTGCCCGCGAATCCCTCGCACGTCGAGACGGTGTTTCGCACGAACGTACTCGGCGCCTACAACGGCGGGCGCGTGCGGCAAATGGCGCAACCCGAGGTGCTCGCGGTGCGCCCGTATTGGCAAAGCCTCCCGGTCGGCGACGGCCCGCCGCGGCAACGCCCGACGCACCGGATGTTCGTGCTCCTCGCGAGCGATCCGTTCTGGCAAGACGCCTCGCCGCCCTACGGCTACAACTGCCGTTGCCGGCTCCGCTCGCTCTCGGTCCGGCAAGGCGCGCCCATGGTGCAAAGCGGCGGGAGCATTCACGGCTTGCCCGACCCGGGCTTCACCTCGGGCCTCGGCGCGCTCTTCGAAGGACCGCTCCCGACGGGTCTCCCGGCGAACGATCCGTCGCCCGCTCCCGCGAACGACTAGCACCGGCGCCGCCGCCCCCTCTACTCACCCGGCGCCGGCACCTCGGAGAGTACACTCTTCACGGCCAAAAATCCCAACCGGCAATCCACCTACCGAGCCGCCAAAGTAGGAACGTGCAGCAGCACCAGATCACGGAATAGTAGAACGCCTCGGGCCAAGTCACGCGCCGGAGGCTAGCAGAAAACCTATACAGGTTGCGCGGCGTCGAGCGCGGCTCGTACACTCTCGGCATGGGGGACCGTACGTTTATCAACCGCGCGATGCTCTTCGCGCCCTCGATCCAACTCTTCGACGCCGGCGCTCCGCCGAAGACGGTCGCGGAGTTCAAGTGGATCCATTGCGCAAACGAGGGCCTCTACAAGGGCCATCACCAAGGCGAGTTCAACCTCACGCGCGCGACCTTCGAGGCGTTCGTGCGGAACTTCCGCGACGATCCGCAATACCTCGCCGGCGCGCTCGACGTCGTCGTTGCGAGCGACGCCGCCGACGCGACCTCGAAAACCTATACAGGCGGGGTGCGCCCGGTCATTCAATTCGACTACGAGCACGCGAGCGAAATGCCTTCCTGGGAGGGCACGATCCCGACGAGCGGCGCGCCGGCGGCGGGTTGGGTGCTCGACGTGTGCGTGCGTTCCGCACCCGACGGCAAGGCGCAGCTCTGGGCGTTCGGCAAGCTCGGCGAGCAAATCCGCGGGCAAATTGGCCGCGACGAGTACCGCTCGGTGAGTATCGCCTTCACGCTCGAGGGCGTGCATTGGGTGACAGCCGCGCCTATCGGACCCGTGCTCACGTCGATCGCTTTCACGAACCACCCGTTCATGCGCGACCTCGAACCGCTTGCCGCCGCGAATCGCGGCACTAGCGCGCCGGCCCGAGGCAGCGTAAAACGAACCGCAGATCCCCAACGGGATCCGTCGGAGGCGCCCGACTCGGGGAGGACAACTCAACCCACGGGTGGAACGATGGCTGAAGAACTACGCGAGCGCCTTTGCAAGACGCTCGGGATCCGCACGGCGGTCGACGACAACGCCGTCGCCGCCGCGGTTGACGAAGTCGCCGGCTCCGCCGGTGACCTCAAGGGCTTGCTCGAAGCGCTCGGCGTCGCCAAGCCCGAGGACGCGATGAAGGTGATCCCCGAGCTACGGAGCGCACGCGAGAAGATCGCGAGCCTCTTGAGCGAGCTCGACGCGCTCTTGCAACAGGACGTCGCCGCCGACGCCGCGGTTGCTCAGACCGACGTCGGTGCCGCAATGAAGGCGGCGGGCTTCCAAGGCGAGGGCGCGAAGAAGGCGCTCGGCGCGTACCGCGAGAAGTGCATGAGCGAGGAGTTGAAGAAGGCGACGACGAAGCTCGCCGCGGGCGAGGTGCCGACGCTTAGCGTGATCCGCGCGGCGCGGAGCGCGGGGCGTGCGCACTTCCTCAAAGAGTACGGGATCAAAGACGGAGCGGCGGACGAGAAGCTCTCGCTCACCCGCCCGCTCGTCGCGGGCAAGGGCGGCGCGCAATTCGAGCCTCCGCCGCTCGCCGCCGACGACCGCGGCGACGGCTCGACGATCGATCTGCGCGGGCTCTCGGGTGCGAACATCACCGAGAAGCTCATCACGTATTTGACCAAGGCGGAGCCGGGCTTCGAAAAGCTCCCGTACGAACGCAAGATCAAGCGCGCGAGCGAGCTCAAGCGCACGGCGCAGCTCACGCAATAACCTCGACTCCTACTACTCCGCTCGGGTGCGGCGTGCCCTCGGCGCCGCTCGCGTAGCAACCCTAGAAAGCGACTCGCATGCCTCAACCTAGAGCCATCGTACCCGACCAAGGCGGCGTAAACGCCGGCTTCAACGGGACAGGCACGACAATCCCCGCCCGTCGACTCGTCAAGCGAAGCACGACGGTCGACTCGATCACGCCCGCCGTCGACGGCGCCGCCGACTACGTCGGCGTGACCATGGCCGCAATTCCAACGGGCTACGCGGGCGACGTGCAAGTCGCGCGGCGTCCGCTCGTCGAAGCCGGCGCCGCGATCCCGATCGGCTCGAAGGTCATGGCCGGCGCGGGCGGCAAGGCCGTCGTCGCGACCGCGGGCAACTACTCGATCGGCACCGCCAACTCCGCGGCGCTCGTCGATACGGACATCATCGAGGTCGATATCGACCGCACCCTCGTGCACGCCTAAAGCGCGCGCAAGCTAGACAACTTCTCACCAATAGCCGAGGCAGGCGCGCCTCTTCGATCAACACCCGTACGGCGGAGGACCCGCCCGAGGACGAGGCAGCGCAATGCAAACACAATTCAGCAGCTCGAGAGAGCTCAGCGTGCGGCTCATCGAAGACGTGCCCGGCGTCGGGCGAGCGGGCGAGAGCGTGCTGATGGCGCTCCAACCGAGCGACGTCGTCGGACTAGAGGACATGGACACGTTCATGCTCCACTACGCGGCGCCCGGGTATCGCGCCGACGAGGCGTGCCCGATCCAGCTCGTCGACAACGACACCGCTCGCTACCGCATTTTCGGCACCAACAACGTCTATCGCCCGGTGAACGTGCTCTCGTCGATCCAGGCGGACATTCCGGAAGTCGATCCCGATAGCACCTTCGACACGTACCTCGTGCAAGAGCGCGCGCTCGGGAGCTTCATTCCGACGGTTACGCAACTCAACCTCGACAATTCGAACAGCAACTACGACTTGAAGACCGCCGCGGGCAAGCGGATCGAGGCCGCGCTCGCGCTCGACCGCGAGCTTCGCGTCTTCGGTCCGACCGGTGTGCTCACGCTCGCCGCCAATTGGAACGCCGCCAACAAGGTCGTGCTCGGCGCGGGCGCCAAGTGGAACGACGCCGTCAACGCGGATCCGATCCGCGACCTCTCCGATCGGCTCGAAGCCTCCGCGCAACCGGTGACCGGCATTTGGCTCTCGCCGCTCTCCGCGCACGCGATGCTCCGCGCCGCCTCCGTGCGGAGCTACTTCCGGAGTATCCGCGGCGACGCGCCGCTCGAGACTCAAATCGCCGACGCCGGGCTCGCGCTCTCCAACATGGATTTTCAGATTCCGGGCTTGCCGCCCTTCCATGTCGTCGCGAGCAAGGTGCTCAACGAGACGACCGGGTTGCTCGACTTTATCCTCGACGACACGGTCGTGCTCACGAGCAACCCGCCGGGCGGCGTTGCCGGTGCCGAAGAGATCATGACGGCGAAGACCTTCCGCCGGCGCGGCCCGAGCGGCACGGGCTACACGTCGCGCGAGTTCAATCTCGAGCGCCGCGGTTTGCACGGCGGGATCTTCCTCGCGGTCGGGCACGCCGAGGTGTGCAAGCTCGTCGCGAACAACGTCGGCGGCGTGATCTACAACACGCTCCAGTAGGCCCGAACCCAGGTAAGCTAGGCGCCATGGCGAACAACAGAAAAGACCACGACGCGCCGCACACGGCGTCGCACCCGGGCCCGCACGGCCAACTCTCACGGCCCGGTCACGGCCCGACCGCGGCGGAGGCCGAGAACGAGGACGCCGGCAACGACGAGTCGCCGGCGTCACTCGCGGGCGGGCGCGTCAAATCGACGCCTCCGCCCTCTCCTTCACCCGCCCGCGCGCCGCTCCCGCCGCCGGGATCACCCGACGACGAGCGGGTCGAGTACCGCCCGAACCGGAAGCTCCACATTTGCGAGGCGGGCCCGGTCGCGTTGAGCAACTGGGTCGGCCGCGTCGGGAGCAAGTTCGTGCGCGTGTACCGCGGCGCGCAAGGGAGCACCCTACCCGGGCCCGTCACCGCGGCAATGAAGGAGAGCGGCGTCGACGTCGGCCTCGTCACGTACGAAGAGCTAGGGCTTCGCCAGCCGCCGGCGACGATGCTCCTCCGCCGGTAGCCTCCGCCCATGGCCGCGATCGAGTACGGTAGCCGAGCGGCTCTCGCGGCCCGGATCACCGAGCAGCGGCTCGTGCAGATGTTCGACGACGACGGCGACGGCGTCGTTGCGGGCGACGACTTGCAAATCCTCGCCGATATCATGGGCGCCGCTTCCGACGTGACGACCGGGCTCTTGCTCAACAAGGGCTATAGCCTCACGCAGCTCGCGATCATCAAAGAAGACCGCCAGGTGATTCACGCTTGGGCGGGGATCGCCGCGCAGCTCGCGGGCGAGCGCAAGAGCGAATGGCTCAACGACAAGGGCGAGGGCCCGTACGACGCGCTCGGCTCACGCGGGCGCGCCGAGCTCAAGGCGCTCGCGACGGGCACGATCCGCTCGGTGCAAGAGGAGACCGCCGGCGCCAACGCGATCGTCTCCGGCGAGACGAGCGCACGGGATCCGCGGTTTATCTTCAACCCGGACCCGCGCGATCCGAACGACCGCTACGGCCCGGGCGGGTTCTAACCATGGACAAGGCGGAGATCAGCTACTCGACGTTGCAGCACGTGATCGGCGTCGTGCAACGGCGCGGCTCGCGCGTCATGGCCGAGCTAGCGCCGGCGATTGCCGAGAGCTTGGTCGCGGCCGTGCAAGAGCAATTCGAGACTCAAGGCGACGGCAAATGGCCGGGCTATTGGTGGGAGGACGACGGGAAGAAGCCGACCGGGCGGCGTTGGCAAGGCTCGCCGCAGCTCTTGAAGGACACCGGCAATCTCGCGGCGAGCATCACGCCGGCCTGGGAGGACGACGTCGCCGAGGCGTACACGAACGTCCCCTACGCCAAATTCCACGTCACCGGCACGAAGCACATGCCGAAGCGTGACTTCTTCGACTTCGATCGCGAGGCGTTCGAGGGCGACATCGCCGACATGATCTTGCTCCGGCTCGACCGAGACGCGGCGGCGGCATGAGCGACGGCCCGACGATCACCGACGACGAGGTTACGGCGCTCTTGCTCCGCTATAGCGAGCACACCGACTCGCCGGAATGGAAGCTCGTCACCGCGTTCGTGCGGCTTCACACGTGCTGGCACTGCTCCGCCGCTCTCTTGATCGACGTGCACCAACACTGCGAGGACTGTCCCGAGTACGACGAAGATTTCGAGCCCGAGAGCGGCGACAACGGATCGAACGGCGGAGCCGAGCCGGGAGCGTCGCATTGATCACCGTCAACGTGATCGAGGCGCTCGGGCGCGCGCTCTTCGCGCAACTCGCGCCGCTCACCGGCACGCGTGCGACGGGCACGGTCACGGTCACGCCGCCCGCCGACGCGGAGATCGAGCCGAACACGTACCTCCTCCCGGTCGTCGGCGGCTCGCTCCGCGACGACTTGCTCTTCAAGACGACGCCGAGCCCGGCGACGGGCTCGACTTGGCTCTTGCCGGGCGGGTTGCCGGCGCCGATCGCTATCACGAGCAACGTCGGCGGAGCCCGGCATAACCTCGCGGCGGGCACGGTCTTCCGGCTCTCGCCGCCGGTGCCCGGCGTCGGCGCGCTCACGCTCACCGCGAACATGACCGACGGGAGCGACGAGGGCGCGCTCGTCAAGCGGGTTGCGTTCTTCGAAGACCTCGACTCGGGCAACCCTTCGAAGGACATTTTCGCCGCCAAGCTCGGCGACTACCCGGCGTTGATGCTCGTCTGGCAAGACTCCGAGCCCGCCGAGGGCACGAGCGCCGGGCTCCGGCAAGGCGCCAACCGCGGCGCCCGCGGCGTGCGCTTCATGCGCGAGCGCTTCGTGCTCTACGTGATCACCGGGCGGCTCGAGGGCGACGGCTCCCGCCGGCAAGACGGGCTCGTTGTCATGCAAGCCGTCACGCGCATGCTCACCGATCGGCAACGCAACGCCGACGGCGAGCAACTCTCGACGATCGGCGCCGGCGTCGAGGTGAACGAGCGCACGCGGCTCCGGCGCGGCGAGCGGCACTACATCTACGCGCTCCGCCTCCGCATGAACCAAACGCTCCAACCGATCGACGAGCGCACGTTCAATCCTTGGCTCACGACCGCCTTGTCGGGAGCGCTACGCACGGTCGAGCCGTGAGCGATCCCGCCGGCCCGGTCGGCGTCGTCTTCCCAATGCGGCCCGCGCCCGCCGCCGCGAGCCCGGCGCCGCCGCCGCTCCTACTCGTGCACGCGACCGTCGCGATGCGCAAGACCTTCGCCGGCGACTGGCTACTCCCGACCGTCGACCTCGTCGGAGCATTCACGCCCGAGGTCGCGCTCGCCGGTGCGCTCGTGCTACCCGCGTTCGATCTCGCGGGCGGGCTCTCGTACGAGGTCGACCTGAGCGCCGCCTCGCTCGTGCTTCCGAGCTTGGAGTTCGCCGGCGACCTGGCGCACGACGTCGACCCGCTCGGCGCCGCGCTACTCCTACCGGCGCTCGCGGTCTCCGGCTCGTTTACGCCCGCGGTCGAGCTCGGCGCCGCCGCCTTGGTCTTGCCGAGCCTCGAGCTATCGGGAGCGGCGGCGCCGGAGGCGGGCCTCGCTGGCGGGCTCGTGCTGCCGGCAATCGACCTTGCCGGCTCCTTCGAGCCGGTCGCCTCACTCGCGGCGAGCGCGCTTGCTCTCCCGAGCCTACAGGTCGCCGGAGCGTTCGCGCCGACGGTCGGCGTTCTAGGCGGCGCTCTCGCCTTACCGAGCCTACAGGTCGCGGGCTCCGTGACGCCGGCCGCGGCGCTCTCCGGCTCGCTCGCGCTCCCGAGCTTGCAACTCGCCGGCGCCGTGACGCCGGCCTTCGCGCTCGCGGGCGCGCTCGTCTTGCCGAAGCTCCAGCTCGCGGGCACGCTCGCGCCGTCGCCGGTAGTGCTCGCGGCGAGCACCCTCACCCTCCCCTCGCTCCAACTCGCCGGCTCGTTCACGGTGTCGACGTCCTCGGTCGGGTCATGGCTCCGGCTCGCGGCGAGCACTCCGACCGCGGGGAGATACGACACGGTTGCCAACGTGCTCGTGCCGAGCAACCCAGCGGTGCAAACCGTCGCCGGGCGGCGGCCGTCGGTAGCGGCGAGCGCGAACGGGCTGCCGTGCGCGAGCTACGACGGCTCGGATTATTGGCTACTTCCGATCGTCGCGAGCAACAACAACCCGGCCGTCTTCGGGCTACACGTGTACGTCAAGCTCACGAACACCGGCGCTCGGCAGCGGCTCGTGCACGCGTTCTTTGGCGCGGCCGGGCCTCGCGTGATCTTCGACGTCGTCGGCAACGGCATCTTGATTCAAGCGTGCTCGGTCTACCCGAACGGGATGCAATACGAGAAGACGAACTTCCTCACCGTCGGCGTTTGGACGTCGCTCCTCTTCATGATCAACGCCAACGGCGCCGCGAACACCGACAAGTTATGGGTGAAGAAGGACGGCGTCTTGCAAACCGGAGGCACCTTCTACCTCCAGGGCACGGGCGACATGTCGGTGCTCGCGACGACGACCGGCTCCTATCAGCTTGGCGCCTCTTCGGAGTCGGACACGCCCGGATCACCCATGGTCGCCGGCACGCTGACGGGCCCGAACTGGCATCTCTACAACGCCTTGCCGACCGTCGCCGCGACGGAAGCGGTCCGACTCTTCGAGGTTCCAACCTAATGGCGACACGACGCAAAGTGCGACCGATCCGAGGCGACGGGCGAGACGGCCTCGACTACCGCGAATTTATCGACGGGCTTTGCGACGGCTCGATCCGCGCGACGAGGCTCGTCGATACGACGGTGCCCGACGGCACCCGCGACGTCGTCGTTCAGAGGCTCGACGAGAACGGCGTGCGCCTCCCCGACGAGGTGGTGACCGTGAGCAAGCGCCGCCTCACGAAGCTCGAATACGACGATCCCGACGGGTGAGCGCAGCCCACCTAGAAAGCGAAAACCTCAATGGCAAACACTCTCGGCAACCCGACACTCGTCTCGAACAAGGCGCGCGAGGGCCAGGTGCTCTCGTACAACGCGACGCTCACCAGCTCGCCGACCGCGGCAAATCCGCTCCTTCGGATCCGCAAGAGCACGACGAACCTCGTCGATTTCCTACTCGACCCGACAACGCCGTTCACGGGCGGCTCGGTCGACGGCGCGGCGACCTTCGCCTTCGTCGCCGCGAGCGCGGTCGCGGCGGGCGGCGTTGCGGATATCCCGGATAACTACCAGGTGATCGGGCGCGACGCCGCCGTGCACCTAAGCGGAGTCGTGTCGGCAACCGACGGTATCTCCGCCGGGCAGACCATCAACGCTTCGACGATCACGACGACGGCGCCCGCGAGTTGAGGGCGGGCGCGCACCTCCCGCAAATGTGATCCATGATCACGGTGCTCGACGCGCGCGAGCCCGGGGCGTAGGCTTGCGGGCATGGGGGATAGGGATCCAGCTTCCGCCTTCGGGCTCTTCGTGAGCTCGGTAGAGGGCTCACCGGTGACGCGGTTTGGTAGCGACGTCATGATCGGCGCCGAGCGAGACCTCGTCGACCGCAAGCTCGTGCGCTACACGCCCGAGGTCGTCGTCGCTATCCCGAGCGAGGAAGCTCGCCGGTATGCGCGCGAGTACCGACGCGCGATCACCGACGGCTCGCTCAAGATACGGACCGCCGCCGAATGGTCCGCGGCCAACGCTCCCGCGGCGCCGCCCGAGCCCGAGCCCGAGCCGCCGGCTCCCGGTGACGAGCCGGAGCCCGAAGAGCCCGCACCCGCACCCGAGCCCGAGCCCGAGCCCGAGCCGTTGACGACCCGCAAGAGTTACTCCACGAGGCAGGCGCGCCTCTCGCAACCCGTGACGGCGGACGAACCGCCCGACAAGGACGAGGCGCCCGATGCCAATTACGAAAGCCGTCGCTAGCTCGGTCAAGACACCGGGCTTCTATCTAGTCGTCAACCTACTCGGCTCGCCCGCGGCGCCCGGCACGGCGCCGCTCCGAGCCCTGCTCATGGCGCCGAAGAGCACCGCCGGCAACATCACCGCGAACACGGAGGTGCGGCAGTGCTTCGGCGCGGCCGACGTGAGCCTCGCGCTCGGTCCGGGCACGCCCGGGCACCTCGCGGCGAAGAAGCTCTTCCAGCGCTTTGGCGCGGCGAGCGTCGACGTCGTTGCGCCGACGGCGTCGGCGGGAGTTGCGGCGACGGGTTCGCAGACCTTCACGGGCCCGCCTACCGAGAACACCGTGATCCGCTTCCGCGTGTGCGGGCGAATCATCGACGTGTCTTGGCTCTCGGGCGAGTCGGTCGCGGTCTTCCAAGCCCGGGCGGTCGCGGCGATCAACGCACGCGGCGACGACCTTCCCGTCGTCGCCGCCGGCGCCTCGCCCTCGGTGCTCTACACGGCCAAGCTCGCCGGGCTCTGGGGCAACGACGTCCGGATCTCCGCGGTGATCTTCTCGGGCGGCGCCGGCACGGCGATCACGCTCAACCCGGCGACGCTCACGGGCGGCACGCTCGAGCCGAGCTTCGCGGTCGCGCTCTCGCAAGTCGTCACGCGCGAGTACCGGCGGATCGTTGCGTGCCTCTCGAACGCGGACGCGACCGACGCGACGGTCGCGAGCAACGGCGAGCTCGTCCAGCTTCACCTCGACACGTACGAGGTCGGGCTCGGCGCGCTCTTGCAAGTCGCCGTCGTCGGGCACACCGGCACGATCGCGAACGTGAAGGCTGGAGCGATCGACCGCAACAACGAGGCGATGCAATACGCCTACGGGCAAAATTGGAACGATCTGCCGTGCGAGATCGCCGCCGCCGAGGCGGGCGACGCGCTCAAGTTCGTCTCGCTCCGCCCGAACTTCAACCGCATCGGCAACGTCCACAACCTCTACGGACCGACCGACGTCGTCGCCGACAAGCTCACCGCGGCCGAGACGGAGGATCTTCTCAACAACGGAGTGAGCCCGCTCGACATCGACCAAAGCACGGGCGTGACCTATCTCGTCCGCCCGGTGACGACGCACTCGCTCGCGGCGGGCTCGCCCGACTTCCGGTGCCTCGACTTGAGCGACACCGACGGGATGTACTCGGTCTTCCAAGACCTCCGCACGGCGCTCCCGCAACAGTTCCCGAATTGTAGCATTTCGCCGGATCTTCCCGCCGGTGCCGACTCGCTACCGGCGGGCGTCGTCGAGCTCAAAGACGTCAAGCACTTCGTGATCTCGCGCTTGCGGTTCTGGACGCGCGCCGGCGTCGTCAACCGCGCGGCGCTCAACCTCGCGCTCGCCAACAACGAGCTGATCTTCGAGATCGACGCGACCGACGGAACGCAGGTCAACATCTTCCTGCCGCTCGCCATTCTCAAGCCGCTCGCCAAGTTCGGCGTCGTCGGCAGCAAGGTCGCCTAGCACCATGTCGCAAGAGCAGCTCGTCTATCCGCAAGCGTTTCTCGCGCAAGGCAACGGCGACCTTCTCCAGGTCACCAACTTCGCCGCGACGCTCACCAACAACGGCAAGCAAGTGCACACGCTCCGCCGCAAGGGCGCCGGCGTGACGCTCGGCACGCAGGAGAGCAGCGTCACCTTCGACGCCGCGATCGACGAGGACGGACCGGAGCGCAACTATTGGCGCGACGTCATGCGCGGTCTCATTCGGCAACTCCGAGTGAAGGCGCCCGGCGGCAAGGTGATGGTGCTCAACGGCATCTACACGCAATGCGACCTCGACGGTCCGCTCGACGACGCGACGAAGGTCTCGTGCACGTTCATTGGGCATATGGACGACGTCGAGATCTAGCACTACAAATCCGAGCCCTCCGCTCTTCTCGCGGGGAGCGGAGGGCGATCGGGCTAGCACGAGGAGGCGCACTCAAAATGGCAGACGAGCAAGTCGAGGCGGCGGTCGCGTTCACGACCGACAACTGGGAGGCCCTCGGCGTGCAAGAGCACGACGCCGTGCTTCACCTTCCGGCGAGTATCAAGCGGCGCAACAAGTCGGGCGGCGTCGACGAGGTGCCGGTGCTCCTCCGCAACGTGACCAACATGCACAAGATCCGGGCG